GAGTTAGGATGATTGGGTGGCCAAACGTTCCCGCGATCAGCTCTCTCTACTGTCAGCGTTAGGGCTGCCAGAAGAAAAGCTGCGCACGGAAGATCACCTAGCCACACCACTCAGCCGCGAAGAACAGCGTGCTTTTGGCAAGCTCTACGCTGAGAACATTGGTCTGGTCAAATACTTTGCCAACAAGCTGACCCGCAAATACGGCTATTGCATGGCCACCGAGGACATCAACAGCTGCGTGGACTTTGCCGCCATCAAGGCGTTTCGGGCCTGGAAGCCGGAGCGGGGCAAACTCAGCACCATCCTGTGGAGCTTTGCTCTAGGCGAGTGCCTGCACTACCTGCGCAGCAGCAACTGGGGCATCAAAGCACCGCATAAGGTGCGCGAGCTGGGCAATGCAGCCCGCAAGCTGGTCGATCAAGGCATGAGCCCTGAAGCGGTCTGCGCTGAGCTGGGCTGTGACCGTGAGCAGCTGAAGGATGCGTTGGTGGCCACCTCAGGCATCGCGCATGATGTCAAAGGGTTTGATCTGCACTGCTCGCACTATCCAACACCAATGGATTGGCTTGAGCGGCAGGAAGAGTTGGCAATGGCGGCAACCTAAAACAAACCTCCACAGGATCAATGGCGGGCACCTATTTTGCATCCCTTGATGTCCGCTTCTGGGTGAAGCTGGGCACCACGGCCAGCACAGCTCCAACCACCAGCAGCACCATGACCGAGGTGCTGTCTTTGACCAATACCTCCATTTCGGTCAGCTCGGATACCCAGACCGTGCTGGATTATTCAACCGACTTTGGCTTCTCCAGTCAGCTGGTCACTGGCAACAGCTACAGCATCACCTGTGCGCTCAATCTCGATCCAACCTCGGAGGGTTACCTGACCCTCAAGCGAGCAGCGCAGACCTCGGCCAATAACGTGGCCATCCAGTGGTATCGGGAACTGCCGCTGGTGGGTTCCAGCAACGACAACCCCCAAGTGGATGCCGGCGTGGCATTCGTGTCGAACTGGTCTGAGAGCCTCGAAGCTGGCTCGGTGGCCAGCGTCAGCTTCGACCTGCTCGGCTACGGCGCACCCAAGAACTACCGTCAGGGTGACCCTGTCGCCACGCTGACCATCACCGATGGCGGCTCTGGCCTGACTGCTGGCACTGGTGTGGCCCTGGTGTCCACCAGTCCTGCCCAGGGCAACGGCTCTGGCAAGAACGGCACCGCCACCATCACCGTCAATGGTTCGGGCATCATCCAGACCGCAACCATCGTGGCCGGCGGCCAGAGCTACAAGGTGGGCGATGTGCTGACCATGAACGATCCAGCAGTGCTCGGCAGCGGCGACACCGCACCTGTGTTGACGGTGGCCACAGTCAGCTGAGCAAACTAGATCGGGTGAGTAATGGGAGCGGCGGGTGTTGGGCCTGCCGCTTTTTCTTTGGCTACAGCGCTCGGCCTGCAAGACGTGACCATTCGGCACGGAAGAACCGATCAAGCGGCAGGTTGTCGAGTGCTGGTTTGATCCAGTCGCGGGCTGGGTAGTTTTTGCCAGGAACACCTTGGAGGATGTAGCCGGCATAGTTGACGCCGCTGTTGCCCCAGGTGAACTTGATCGTGGTGGCATTGAGGCGTTCGCGGCGCTGACTGCGTAGGAACGCCCCGGTATCGACAATGTCGCGGGGACTGCCCTCGATGGTGCCGTTCTTGCGGTAGGTGGTGCCGGGCCAGGGGAACTGGACCAGCTGGATCTCTTCCTTGAGCTGCTGGTCCATGGCCTTGCCGTAGGCCGTCATGACATTGGCCACACGCAGCTTGAGCTGGGGAGCGTTCCAGCCGGTGAGCTTGTAGCTGGCTTTGACTTGAACAGCCATCAGCGCTGCCGGTAACGAACGATTCGCACCCGATCACCAATTACCGTTTGGATGGTGCTGCCGATCAAGCCGGTGGTGCCGTAGGGCGTGCGGCTGCCGAGCACTTCACAGCTCAAGCTGCCTTGGCCGGAGAAGTTGAGGGTGCCACGGGTGCCGGGTTTGATGCGGGCATCAAGCGCTTGGGGGTTGATGGCATACCCCTCAAAGAAGTCAGCATCCACCTCGATGCCTGGCAGGTCTTCTTTGGATGGTGACCCTTGACGCAGGTACAGGGTGACGGTGACGGCTTCGGTATTGGCCACGACGTTGCCGGTGGTGGCGTCAGTGGTGGTGCCGGAAGTGGGGACAGTGAAGGAAGCGGTCGCGTTTGCTAGAGCGATCAAAGCGCTGGCCATTTCCTATCCCCTGTGAGGCTAGGTTTCCGTTTGCGGCAAGCTATGGAACGGATGGTGTGGCGACGTGGCGGAGAGTCTCGGGAGTGCCGTACTAACGCTGTCGGTTGATGATCGGCAATACAACGCGGGGCTGCAACGGGCAAAGCAATCAGCAGATCAAACCCTTGGTTCCATTAAAGGGCCAAGCCTGAGCGGCGGATTGTTTGGAAATATTGCTGGGGAAGTCAAAGGATTATCAACGGGCTTGGCGGCTGGTGCTGCTGCTGCCACAGGTGCTGCCGTAGCCGTTGGCGCAATTGGTGTTGCCCTCGTTCAAGCAGCCGGTGACGCACAAAAGCTCACCGCAGCTTTTGCTGGTCTGACAGGATCTGCAACGGCTGCGGCGCAGCTCCGGCAGGAGCTGTTCACGCTCAGCAAGGCCACGCCATTCCGTAATGATGAGCTGCTCGGCGCCGCCCAAAGGTTTTTAGCTGTTGGCGTTGAAGCAGACAAGCTAGGCGGCACCATCAACCGCATCGGCGCATTGGCCGCGCAATCAGGGCAAAGCCTTGATCGGGTTGGCTTGATCTATGCCCAGGTTTTTGCCAAGGGGCGGCTGCAAGGCGAGGAAAACCTGCAGTTCCTTGAGGCTGGCATTGACTTAAACGATGAGCTGGCCCGCGTGACGGGCTTGTCTGGAACGGCGTTGCAGGACGCCATGAGCAAAGGCAAGATCAGCATTAACGATGTCAACAATGCCATCGTGCTGGCAACAGGCAACATGTCAGCACTGGTTGGTGCTGGTCAATCTGTCAGTGTTCAGTTTGCCAACATCGGTGACAACATCCAGCAAGTATTCTTGGGCTTTGCACAAGCTGTGTCGCCTGCGTTGTCAGCAGCTTTTCAGATAATTAACCAAGCATTTGATCGCCTGTTTCCATCGCTAAAAAGCATCACAGAGTTTTTTAAGCCACTGGCTACGGAGGCGAAGCGGTTTGCAGATTTACTTGACAAAAATCCACGCGTTGTTGAAGCCTTAGCATTGGCATTTGAGTCGCTTTTAAGCACTGCGATTAAGCCCGTAACTGAAGGCTTAGAATCCATCAATGAAGGACTTGAAAAAAAACCAACTGGACTAGTCAACTCTATTGTTGAGCTAGAACTACGGTTGCGAAGAGCTGCTTTGTCGGCAAGCGGATTGGCCAAGATCATTACGGCACCGGCACGACCCTTTGGTTTGCTAAGTGGTGAAGCCCGCGCTCAGCTATTAGACGGACTTGGCGATATTGAACAAGCGCTGACCGCCAAACCGATTGAAGTTCCAATTATAGTCAAGCCAAAAGCTAAAGCTGACTCAGCCACTGATGGAGAACTTTCGGCAAAAGACAAACAGCTCAAAGCTGATCAGGCATTGCGTGCAAGCTCTCAGCTTGAGCTGGGGCTTGAAAAACTAAAGCTTGAGGCAGTTAATGAGCGGATTGCAGCCGCGCAAAAGCTAGGCGCAGTTGAAAAAGGGGTTGTCCGTGACACCTTGCAAACCACGTTAAGCGCAATAGCAGCTGTAAAAGAAGCAAAACGGAACGAGCGTGAAATAGGCCTTCAAATCACTTCTGCTCGTCAAGTAGGTAACGAGTCTGGCGCCGCCCGTCTAGTTGCTCAGCAGCAAGCTGCCGCCCAAGAAACTAAGCTCCGCATCATTGAAGGCGCCACTGCCTTGCGCGATGCCGGTAAACAGCTTGCCAAAGACGCCGAAGCCACACGCAACCAACTGCAAAACTTGCGCATCGGTAATTTTCAGTTCTTGTCTCCCAAAGAACAAAAAAGCGCAAACGAACGGGCTTTTGCGGCTGCCAGTGAAGAGGCTCGTCTAGCCGGTGTTGTCTTTACTGCAAGAGGCACGCTTCAAGAACGCACCGCACAATTACAAGGCTTTGCCGACTTTAGAAAACAAGAAAGACAGCTATTGGAGCAGAGCAAGGCAATTTCCGAAGCAATAACAATTGGCAACACCGCGCTTGTCGAGGCCAACCAAGCATTAGATACTTCAATAGGCAACCTCAACAAAGTTGTAGACGCACTCACGGCAAAGAACTGGTCTGTCAACGTTGACGTATATGCAGACGGTAGTAGCCAAGCCTATGGCGATGTCGTCAACGGAGCTGTATCCCAATGACCATTACTATCGGCTCGTTCACTTGCGGTCTCCTGACGGTCCAACCGTTCGGCTACGAGGGTGAGGCGCGCACCGGCCTGACAGCACGCACCTTTCAGATTGGCGGCTTATTGACTCCGGCGCAATGGCAGTCGCTGCTCACCGAATACAACACCTGGCGCAACACCCGCATCAGCGATCAGGACACCGCCCTCTCGGGCACGGTTGGCACCACGGTCAACTTGACGGGCAGCGCCAATGGCGTCAGCGTCACCAGCCTGCCCTGCTGGTTTGCTGATCCCCCCAGCGGTGAGCAGACCGGCGCCTACATCAGTGCCAGCGTCACCATGGTTGATGCGGCGCAGGCATTAGCGGT